GTAAATTTTTATGAAACGTATCAAACGCAGGAATGTAGTAGTTAAGATCAAAGCCAGGATTAACTACTACGTCTGGCCATACAATCCAAAACATGTCAGTATTAGATGTTTCTAATGCAGACAGATATTCTTCATATGTACTAATATAAAAAACATCATACTTACATGGTATACTAGCTTCTATATCAACTTCTTTCTTATTAATAAAAAATCTATATTCAAATTCTTTTTTAGAAACTTTAGCTTCCTTTGAAGACAAACATATTCCATCAAAATAATCCCCGTTTTTAAACACATGGATATATTGATAATCCCATTCTGGTACATCGAATTTAAAATTAAAATCCAAATTTACAATCACATCATCCCACACTAACCAAAAAAGTTTTGTAAATGATTTATTCTTAGCTTCTTCGTATGAAGATGCTTTTTTTGCAAACGGATATCTTTGTTTAAACTCAATGAATTTCTGCTGGCTTGCAGTAGTCCCAGAAGATATGAATATAATGTCGTACATATATTATCTGCGTTTTCGAGGAGTATTATTATAAACAGTTTTAAAGAATTTGCTTGAATCTAAATCTGGACTAAGTAATTCTAAACCACATTCGTGCTTGAGAGTTTCTCCCAATCCCATAATTTCATAAGGCAACATTTCTTCTGTAATTACACTGTACTTTTCTTCCCACTGAGTTGTAAGATATTCAAAATCGCGTACATTAGCATAATCCCAATCTGTACAATTAGTCAAGTATGCTCCTTCCCTGGCACCGTATATAGACCATAATCCGTTAGGAACATCTGCTCCAATGTTACACCACACTAATAAACGATGATAATTTTGCCACCATACATCTTTAACATCTTTTATTTTTGCGCCCTGATCCAACGACATTTTTACACCTTCACGGAAACCTGCTCTCCATGCTTGAAACGGACTGGCATTGGTAAAGCTCTCACTGTAGTTGTCATTAAACTGATAATACTTGTCATCAAAACAAAACTCCACTAATCCTTTAGTATCAGCTGGGTCACTATTTTCATGTGTTTTCATTTCGTTGACAAATTTACGTGTCCACATTTTAAGTCCACCATTGCCGTACATAAGTCCGTTAACATGAACTTTTCCACACCAACTGAATACATGTTCGGGTGTTAACTTTAATTCGTTCAAGTCAACTTCTACATTAAAAAATGCAGGGTCAACAATATTGTCAGCATCTACTGTAACAAAGTATTCTGTTTCACTTAAGGCGGCGCAGGCTTTATGCGCGGCATCACTGCCTTTAACTCCATGTACACGTTTAGCCCACGGAACTTTATTGCATAAATCGGCATAATTTTTCTCAGCATTAGATTCATCGTAGCTAAGAAATATAATGTCTTGATCAATAATTTTAATTTTACTCATTTACTTGTATTCCGTAAGAATCAAAAAATCGTCTAGTAGTAACTGATAATTTATGAAACTCTTGTTCAACGGGTGTACTCCATTCAACATTGATAGTACCAGTTGTAACTAAATCGTTAATGTTAATCAATATAGATCTAATTAAAAAATTCTGATTAATTTTTAAAGTAATAAAAAATAGTAGTTGTGCATTTAGCCCTAATTCTTTAAGCTGTAATTTATACGCATCGTCTATTTTAAAAATCCAACTTTTTGTAGCACGGTCCCATTGTATAATTAATGTTGTATCATTAGACGGGAGCTTGTTTATAGGTATTAAAAAATTTGTATTAATACCAGCATCTTCTGTCTTCTTAACAATTGTTGGTGTATCCTTATCTACTAATGATACTTTGTAATTGATAAAATTTTCAGTTGTCTTAAAAAACTTTTCAACCCGCTTGTAATCAAATTCAATACAGTTCAGTTTTGAATTGAGTTTTTTTTCATTAGTAATTGCATCAATGTTACCGTCTTCATTAAAGTATACAAAATATAAATTACTCTTAGGAGCAAGAGCCTGTGCAATCAGATCTTCATTTAAATATTCAACTTCTTCCATTTGCGCAGTCCTCCAAGATTTTGATAATATCATCTGTTAGAAAATCTTTTTTAACATAGTGAAACAGGTATCGTTGTTTTTGATTTGCAATGAATAATTTATTTTGTTGATAGTTAATGCTTAAAATATCTTGCCAGTTAATCGGAACTGGAATAATATTTTGTATTGCAGGTTTCATATGTACAAACTCAAAAGGTAATGTTGGATCAATAACTTGCTCTTCTGTACCCATTATGTCTATAGCTATAGCAGAAGCAAGGTCAATACTTAACCAATTTTGAAAATTATTTGGAGCATATTTTTTATAACAATACTCCCAGTTCTTACATACAAACTCTAACACTTTATAAAAATCGTGAGCTAGGTCTGATTTTTTAAAATACATTAATGCCACATACGGATTCGATAATCCGTTGTTAATAAATGCTTTTCTATGGTGCAGGTCACGTGTAACAATTTCGCCTTTAAAATTTTTAATCTTTGAACAAAATTTAAGATCACTTGTGCTACAGTAATCCCACCAATTACTAATATCTTCTAAAAATAACATATCAGTATCAAGTACTATGGTTTCATCATACGGACTTGCATGATAAACTTTCCATCGATTTTCAATTTTCCACAGAGGATTTTTTGATAAATCTCCCCAAGGTATTGGAATAATCTGATCAAAGACGTTGCAGTACTGTTCTGGAACTATGTCATTTGTTATTACAGATATATTAGTTACATTAGACTGAGTATTCTTAATGCTCAGTGCAAGAGCATATGCTTGCTTTATGTAATCAGTAGCTTCTGTATTTTGCGCAAAAACAACAAATCCTTTAGACACCTGTGCCTCCTTCAATATATCGTAATAAACTTGTTTTATTCATTACATGGATATCAAGTCCATTAGTTTTAGCTAAGGTGTATTCTCCGTACCTTCCTTCTTTTTCTATTAAAAATTGCATTTTATTATCAGTTGCTGACACTAATAAATCCCTGTCAGTGACATACGACATATTTCCAGGAAGTGACGTTGCAAAATCTCCATCATCGCTGTCATTCATAATGTGTATAGCAATGCTAAAAGCAAAATCATTTCTAAAAGCAGTTGAGTCAATAGAATACAAAATTCTATAATACTGCCAATTTTCTTTTATGTAAGATACTAGTATAAAGAACGTTTCTGTAGTTTTATGCTTTTCAAATATAAAAGTTGTGGCCCAATAAAACGGAATAGAGTATTGATTAAGCCGATTAAAACTGTCAGTATTTCTCCAACCTGCTAAATCAAAACTGTTTTTATAGATTTGAAATAAATGATCGTTTTCTAATGCTGGCAATAGTACAGAAGAATTTATAATGTAATCGCTATCTATTACTAGTGTTCTATCATATGGTGTTAGGTCGTAAATTTGACTGCGTGTAAAATTTTTCCATTCTGCTTGTACTGAAGCCAAGGTGCCATCATGAAACTTTCTGTGTTGTGTATGTTTATAATCGTCAACATAAATTACACTATCAAATATAGATAAATCTTCGCCGACAGAATTTTTATCTGTTACTAATGATACGGGTATCCGTAAATGTTTTTGAATTTGTTTTGCAGAAAATTTGGCCAATTTAACATAATTAATAGCGCCATTGTTTTGTGCAAAGATTATTGCACCAGTGGTCATAGTTCTACAATATCTGTTAATTTTCTTTTAGATTTAATTTCAGTAACTTTTGCAGAATAATCGTTAACTGACTCAAAATAAACATTGACAATGTTATTTAAAAACTCGGGAACATTATTAATAATAATTGGTAGTTGATTTACATCAAGTAAAACCACATCTTCAGTGTGTCCAAACTCTATAATAGTTTTAGTAAACGATATTAACGTTTGGTCAACTTTAAAGGATCCGCCGTTGGTATAGTACACTAGCTTTTGATCAAGCTCTTCTTTAATTAATCGTTTTTGATTTGATAGAGTAGCCATATAATTGGCTACCTCAAACGCCTTTTCTAATCTTTCATCCATAGATATATTACCTGAAGTTATCAAGTAATTATCTATTTTAAGAAAAGGAGGATTACATTCCGGATTGCGAAGCTGTTGGCGTAAACACGCTAACATTGGTGCCGGATGGGCGATTCATAGTTACTGTTGTAGTAAGATTACCGTTAACGTTTTCATCAACAGGCGGACCTGCTAAGTATCCAGGTTGCTGATCGCCGGCATCGTCGTCTTGGAATCGAATAGTAAGGATAACATCTGCGCCGTCTGATGATTTTTTAGCATAAATCCAATAATCATTTTCAGCATACACGCCAGCAGGAGCTGGTTTATAAAATATTAATTGATCAGATGTAGTAAGGCCGTAGTAACCAATATTATACGTTGTTCCGCCAGATCCTGTATATGAAGTAGTAGTATGATTCATTGAAACAGTTCCGGCTTGATTTAACATAAGATACCAAGTAGGGCCTTTATCTGAACCTGACCCACTATAACCAGCTAAACTTGCAGATATGTTAATTGTGCCGCCTGCGTTAAAAAAGAAGCGCATGTTTTCAGCAGATCCCGGAGCAATTGTACTACCCGTTACTGTAACAACGTTTTGTATTGCGCCATTCCATGCATTTGTTTTAGTGTAAGATACTAGAGTCTCTGAAGAATATTCGTTATTTACAAATCTATTAGTAGTAACTGTATCTGCAAACAAATTGTATTGATTTCGCAATGCTTCTGTAATTACTAGACTGCTCGATGGAACTAATAAGTTAGCACCGTCAGTCGCACTACCTGTGCCGATAGCTGTGCCTAATTGGTGTGCTCTTGCCTTGGCTAAATCAGTTCTTAAAGTAAGCCAGTGGGTAAGTTGGATCTTATCGCCGGCAACAACATTACTAGGACTTGTTACAGTTTGGCCGTACCCATAGTTACCGCTACCAGTTCCTAACACTGTTGCAATTTTACCCTGAATGCTAGTATAGTCTACTGCATCTATTTTTTGACCAATACCTGCTGCCATTTTATTGTCCTATTATAGTATTAATGCTTCAATTACTTTTACGCCTAAATCAGTATTAGTTTCCAACGCAATTGCAAAATAATCAGCAGTATTGCCCATTGCGGCTTGTGCTGTACCATCAGCGGCAGCAACTAAACGTTGGCCTTTGATAATATTACCTATAACTTTAACTGGAACGCGGCCTTTTAGAGCAATGTATGTACCACCTTCTAATTCGCTATTCATCATATAAGCTGGATTAGCAGATACTGCACCAATAGCACGGAAACCAACTTGACTAGCAGTCACTTCCTTTTCACCGCCTATCATTACTACTGTTCCAACTTCGTATTCAGCATCAGCAAGATATTTTTCTGCCAAGTCAGCGTATTGTGCGGCAGTAGCTTGCCCTTGGAATAATACTGCGTTGATGTTTCCACTGCCGTCTCGAACTGCAATAGTATTTGCTGTTCCAAGACCAGGAGCATCAACTGCCGCTGATCGGAATACTCCGCCAACGCTTAATGTAGTTGCTTTTGTAGCTTCACCAATAAATGTATTTGCATACACATTGTTAAACAATGCGGCTGGAGCACCAATATTATAAGAAACACCGTCTCCATCATCGTTTCCGTTTAAAATAGAAGTGCCAACTAGTTTTAATGGTGTCTTTATATTGTTAGAAATTTTAGTTTGTACACGTATTGAGTCGCCCTGTGCTTCGACTTGCGGTGTTCCACCAAAGATTCTAACCCTTAATCCATTAGTACCCCAGGTATTACCTACAGTATAACCCAAATCACTAAATGCAACAACAGAATTAAAACTTGGTGATCCGGTATTTTGAACAAAGTTACTAGCAGGAACTCCACCTAAATTATCAGCGTTTGTTGCTGTACCAAATAATTTGATAGAGCCTAAAGAAACTACGTCAGTAGCACTATCTGAATCAGTAGCATAGGCCAGTGTAATACCAGGATGTACCCATGTAAATCCAGTAATATCATTAACAGCATTATCTAATTCAAAAACTGAGTCAGGGCTAATAATAAATGTTGTTTTTCCATCAGCTCTTGCTTCAATAATTGCGTGGGTTTGTGGAGGCTCGTTAGTATCAACTACTGTCCTTGAAAACATTTCAGTTTGATTTGACCCTGCGGCTTGTGGGCCTACTAGAGTAAAACCAATTCCTGAATTTTTAGAAAATAACTGTTTAGTTGTAGGTTTCCACCACAAATCACCTTCGGTTAATCCTAATGGTTCAGTATCGCTAATTTCAGCGCCGCCGGTATTTTTAAACTTTCCACCGTCATAAAACTTTAATTTTTTCTTACTACTATCGTACCAGAGTTGCCCAGCAGTTTTTCTTGGGGGTTCAACACCATTAGCAAAATTTTCTAATAATGCAAGAAAATTTTCGTTCTGGATTTCACCGTAGCCGGCATAGTTTTTACCGATGAGTTTAACTGCAAACGTATTATCAACTGTTCCGTCAGCAACTACTACCGCAGTATCTCCGTTATATCTATTAATGGTATAGGGCATTTTTCCGTCATTCCTTATTATTAGTATTTATTCTATTTTGGATCATTTATAAATCACACTAGATTATGGTATATCGCTATCCCAGCCCCATACCCCCGCATTAATACGGAAAAGTTTAGCTTGATACAAATCGATACACCAAAACCTGCAATATGTTCCGTTTTCGTGCTCAGTAGCTGGAAGAATTTTCTCAATAATGTTTGCGGCAATGTTAGCATTCAATGAAGGGCCTGCATAACTAGCAGTATCTGCAGAAAATGCTAATGTCATAGATCTAAGTTCTATGTCAACATACGTCTTATTTACCGCATCATTATCGGACTGTGGATTAGCAAGATTAATAATTTTTCTACTACTAACATTGACATTTCCAATGTTTTTTGGCAATAGTACAATATCACCTGAAGATGCGCCGGGGAAATAATAGCTAATAGTGTTTCCGTCTATTTTTAAGCCGTTAGCTGTTTCACCGTCAATTTGTACTGAATCTAATATACCTAATCTTTTTACACCCTGTGCATCGGTAACAGTAGTGCTTAATGATGTATAGTTTAAAATCTCAACTTCATTAATGTAATAACCCTTACCAGATACCACGTTGATATTTTCTGAACTAGTCCATGCTCCGGCGTTCCATTGGAGGGTTTTATCAGTTGCACCATTAATTGTAATACCCGGAGGTGATGTATAAATGTCAGTTGTTGCGCCAGAAGCTATAGTAATATTGATATCAGAAACTATTAGCTCTTCGCTCGATATAGTAGTTGTTGTACCTTCTACAATTAGATCGCCTCTAATTCTAACATTTTCTTTTACATCTAAACCCTTCCATGAAGGATCTAAATTTAGTCCTGGATTAGATGTGTATATTCCAACACGTTCAGCATTAGCATTAACAAAAATACTTGCCTGAACTCCTGCACTAACATTTTTAGATCCAATTTGAAAGTTTTGG